TTTCCAAGGCGGCAGAGGTATTGGTAATGACTCTGAGAAGAGGTTACACGAAGATATTATAATTGAAAGTCTAAAGATTTTTGGACAGGATATTTACTATCTACCTCGTACACTTGTTAATAGAGATTTAGTTTTAGGAGAAGATACATCTAGTAGATTTGACGACTCTTATCTATTAGAAATGTACTTTGAAACAACTGAAGGATTTGCTGGCGAAAATGAAATCATTAACAAGTTTGGTTTAGAAATTAGAGATGATACTACACTTGTATTATCTAAGAGAAGATTTGAAGACCATGTTGCTAGTAAGGCCACATTAACAGCAACTGGCCGTCCTAATGAGGGCGATATAGTTTTTGTACCTTTATTAAACTCTTACTTTGAAATACAATTCGTAGAAGACCAAGAACCGTTTTATCAACTTGGTAATTTACCTGTCTATAAATTAAAAGTAACTCGTTGGGAATATGCTAGTGAACAAATTAATACTGGTAATGAATTATTAGACCAAGTAGAAGACAAATACACACTAGACCAGTTACAACATAAGTTGACTTTAGAATACGGTCAAGAAGTTTTAACAGGCGCAGGTTCGATTATGTTAGAAGATTATCACGATTATTCTACAGGTCAACCGGCATTATTAATGCAAGAAACATTTGTGACTGCTAATATACAAACACAATCACCATATGCAAGTAACTTAGATTTAAATACAGAGGCAGGTTACGATACAGTTGGTGATTTATCAGATGATATATTAGACTTCACAGAAAGAAATCCATTTGGAGAGGTTGACGAATAATGTTTGGTACTCATTTTTATAACGAAGGATTAAGAAAACTAACTATTGCATTTGGTCAAATATTTAACAATGTAATAATTCAAAATACTAGTAGTACAGGTGCAATCACAAAAAGAATTAGAGTACCTTTAGCTTATGCACCAAAAGAAAAGTTTTTAGTTAGACTAGAACAACAAGCAAATCTATCACAAGATAGAGAGGTTGCCGTTACATTACCTAGAATGGGGTTTGAAATAACTGGTTTACAATATGACGCTAGTAGAAAAATTAATAAAATGCAAAAGACTATCAGAGTAAAATCTGGTGAAGATGGTAAAAAAATGGAATATAATTATGCTCCAGTACCATATAATATTAGTTTTAATTTATATTCTTTTACAGCAACTGCTGAAAATGGTTTACAAATCATAGAACAAATTTTACCATTCTTTCAACCCGAATATACAGTTACAATGAATGTTGTTCCTGAATTAGATATTAAAAGAGATATACCAATTATTTTAAATAGTGTAAATTACGAAGATACATATAATGGTGAATTTACGCAAAGACGAGCTGTAATTTATACATTAAGTTTTACTGCTAAGACATACTTATATGGACCAATGACTAACCAAGGTGTTATTAAAACTGTACAGGCTGACCTTGGTGCTGATACTGACCCTAAATTAACTAGAGATGAAAGAATTATTGTTGTTCCTAAACCTACAACTGCTGATGGTGATGATGACTTTGGATTTACAACAACTATAAGTTTCTTTGAAGACGGCAAACGATACAACCCGGTGAGTGATACAGATGAGTAAACTAGAAGATAATGTAAATGAAATTTTAGGTATAGAAAAAAAAGAAGAAAAGTTTTCTGTGGCTGAGTTTGACCAACCAGCACCAGTACCTAGAAAGATAGATGAAAGTAAAGATGATATTGATAATGATTATGTAAATAGTAGAGATAACTATTACAATCTTATTGATAAAGGTAATGAGGCAATAGAAGGCATATTAGATATTGCAAAAGAAGGCCAACACCCTAGAGCATATGAAGTTGCAGGTCAATTGATTGGTCAAGTTGCACAAACGGTGGATAAACTACAAGACTTACAGAAAAAATTAAAAGATTTAAAAGAATTGCCTAAGTCAGCAAACACAAATATTAAAAATGCTTTGTTTGTAGGTTCTACCAATGAACTACAAAAAATGTTAAATAAAAAAGATGATGAGAAAGTGATAGATGGAACAACAGAAAACAAAACCGACTAACTTAAAAGCACACCAGTTTCCGATAGAATCATTTATAGGTGGATTTTATATATCAGAAAAAGTATGTGATGATTTAATTAACTTTTTTGAATCTAACCCTCAAAGACAAGAAGTAGGTCGTGTAAATAAACGCAGCCATGCTGATGTAACAGATAATCCTACTGCTGAAATTATAAAATATCAAGAAGGTGATAGATTAAGTTTAGTAGAACAAGAATCTAAAAAAAGTATTGATATGAGTTTATATCCATGGAGTGAGGATAAAAACAATGACATATTAAACAATTATTTTAACTGTTTAAATGATTGTATAAAAGAGTATGAGTTTATATATCCTCAAGCAAATGAATTAAATAATTATGGTCCTGTTGAAGGATTAAATATACAAAAATATAATCCTGGAGATGGTTTTTATGGTTGGCACCATGAAAGAGGTGGTATTGAAACATCATCAAGAGCTTTTGCCCATATGACTTATTTAAATGATGTTGAAGATGGTGGCACAGAGTTTTGGTTTCAAAAATTAACATCACCAGCTAAAAAAGGTTTAACATTAATATGGCCTTCAGATTGGACACATCATCATAGAGGTCAGGTAAGTAAGACAGATACTAAATATATAATTACAGGTTGGTTAAACTATCGTGATTAAAATATTAAAAGCAAAAAACGGTAAAAATAAAATAATACTAGAGATAGGTAGAATTCATTATATTAAATCTATGACACCTTTGCCTGAATTATTATCAGGTGAAAAGTTACAAAATCCTATTGAAGTACGACAACACTCGTATTCTTTACAACCAAGAAAAGGTGTAGGTGGTAAAAGTTATTCAGAAAAAAAATATTCAGTTTTTAGAGGCAGTCAAAGAGTACAGGCCGCTATAAAAATGGGTTACACACATATAGAAGGAGTTGTGATAAATGAGTGACGCATATCTAGGTAACCCTAATCTTAAAAAAGTTAACACACCTGTTGAGTTTACTAAAGAACAAATTTTAGAATTTCAAAAGTGTGCTGGTGACCCTATCTATTTTATGAGAAACTACATACGGATTGTTTCTCTTGATGATGGCTTAGTGCCATTTAAAATGTATCCGTTTCAAGAACATATTGTAAGGACAATCCATGACAACCGTTTCACTATTTGTAAACTACCTAGACAAAGTGGTAAATCTACAACTACTGTGTCTTATCTGCTTCATTATGCTCTTTTTAATCCTAATTCTAATATTGCTATTTTAGCAAACAAATCATCAACCGCTAGAGATATTTTAGGCAGAGTACAATTAGCATATGAAAATTTGCCAAAATGGTTACAACAAGGTGTTATTAATTGGAACAAAGGTAACATTGAATTAGAAAACAAGTCTGTTATTGTGGCGGCTGCAACATCTTCAAGTGCAATTCGAGGTGGTTCTTATAATATAATATTCTTAGATGAGTTTGCTTTCGTACCTGCTAATATAGCAGAAATGTTTTTTAGTGCAGTATATCCTACAATATCTGCTGGTACTAAAACTAAAATGATTATTGTATCTACACCATATGGTATGAATCAATTTTATAAGTTATGGACAGACGCAGAAAATAAAAGAAATGATTATGTACCTATTGAAGTACATTGGTCAGAGGTACCTGGTAGAGATGAAGCCTGGAAAGAAGCAACAATTAGAAACACCTCTCCCGAGCAATTTCAACAAGAGTTTGAATGTGAGTTTTTAGGTTCAGTTAATACACTTATTAGTCCTGCTAAAATTAAAAATATGGCTTATGAAAATCCTATAATATCAAATGCAGGATTAGATATATATGAAGACCCTATAAAAGATAGAACATATGTATGTACAGTTGATGTCGCTAGAGGTGTATCAAAAGATTATTCAGCCTTTGTTATTATGGATGTATCTCAAATGCCATTTAAAATTGTTGCAAAGTTTCGTAACAATGAAATAAGGCCTCTATTATTTCCTCACACAATTGAAAAAGTTTGTAAGGCGTATAATCACGCTCATGTGTTAGTAGAAACAAATGACTTAGGTCAACAAATTGCAGAAGCATTACAGTTTGAATTAGAGTATGATAATCTATTAATGACCACACAAAGAGGTCGTGCTGGTCAAATACTAGGTGCTGGATTTAGTGGTAGAGGTTCAGGCTTTGGTGTTAAGATGACTAAACAAATTAAAAAAATTGGTTGTGCTAATATCAAAACTCTTATTGAATCTGATAAAGTTTTAATAAATGATTTTAATATTATTGAAGAGATGTCTACCTTTATTAGAAAAGGTCAATCATGGCAGGCTGATGAGGGAAGTACAGACGATTTAATGATGTGTCTAGTTATATTTGGTTGGTTATCTAATCAACCTTTCTTTAAAGAGATGACAGATACTAACGCAAGACAAATGTTATATGAAGAACAACAATCATTAATTGAACAGGATATGGCGCCTTTTGGCTTCGTAGATGACGGAACACCAGACCATGAGAAATCGGAAGTAGATGAATATGGTACGGTATGGCATCCGGTAGTGCATAAAGGAAACTAGTGTCTAATTTTAGTATATTATAAATATCAGTAAGATTGACTTTTAAATATGGGCATAAGAAAACTTATGAGTATTGACTATTTTAAAATAATTAGCTAATTAAAAGGAGAAACCTAAATGGCATTTCAAGTATCACCAGGTGTTCTCGTA